ACAACTACAACAAAAAATAATCCTGGTGAGCCACCTCAAATTACGGTAAACACAGGGTTTACATTTACATTACCAACGGCTGCAACAGCAACAGAAGTTGGTGGAGGACCAAATGTTTATTTTAGTCCAGTAGGAAGAGGATCAGTATAATGGCATACACACTATCAAATTTAAGAGACGATATTAGAAACTACACAGAAGTTAGTAGCACAGTTTTAACTGATGCTATTCTAGATACCATAATTAAAAATGCAGAGAATCGAATATATAGATCTGCTGATAATGATGATAATAGGTTTTATGCTACATCGACTTTAACAACTGGAAACAGATATGTAACGATTCCATCAGATTTAAGAATTATTAGATATGCTCAATTAAAAGACACATCTACTGGTAAACAAGTATTTTTAGAAAAAAAAGATACTTCTTACATGGCGACATATTACGATACGCCAAGTACAGCTCAAGGATTTCCAAAGTATTATGCTAACTGGGATGCTAACTTTTGGGTGGTTGCACCTACGCCAGATGCTCAATACGAGATAACATTGGCCTATATAAAACAACCTGAAAGTCTAACTGTAACAACTGGTTCAGCCCCACCAAGTACAAATGGCACTTATTTGTCTAACAAATATCAAGACCTACTTTTGTATGGTTCTTTGATCAATGCATATGGGTACTTGAAAGGTCCGCCAGATATGGTACAATACTATCAGCAAGCATATAATGATGCTTTACAAACGTATTCTATCGAACAACAAGGTAGAAGACGCAGAGACGAATATCAAGATGGGGTTATTCGTACAGCTCTTAAATCACCTTTTCCATCAGATTATTAAGGAGATAAAATATGGCGAACGTAATACCAAATTCATTTCGTGGAGAGTTGTTCTCAGGAACACACAACTTTGCGAGTGGAGGTGATACATTTAAAATAGCTTTGTATACAGGAACAATTGGTGCTGTCTATACAACAGCAAGTACAGTAGTCTCTTCAACAAATGAAGTTAGCACAGGTGGAGGAAGTAATTACACGAGAAAAACTTTAGGTTCTCAAGCAGTTGCATCTTCAACAGCTGTAGCTTCAGTTGACTTTGGAGATTCAACTTGGACAAGTGCAACATTTACAGCAGCATTTGCAGCTATCTATAATGATGATCAAGGAGATAAGTTATGTGTAGTATTAGATTTTGGTGGAGACAAAACTTGTACTAACGGAACATTTAAAATTACTTATCCTGATCCAGCAACACCAGCTAATGCTATTATAAGCATGAGCTAATAGGAGAATAAATGGCTTTAGTAATAAATGATAGAGTAAGAGAAACAAGTACATCACAAGGCACGGGAACTATAAACCTTGCAGGTGCTGTGACAGGTTTTAGAACTTTTGTAGATGGGATAGGTGATGGTAACACAACTTATTATGCTATCTTTGAAGAAGGTACTAATTTATTTGAAGTAGGTCTTGGTACTGTAACTGATGCAACACCAGATACTCTTTCACGAACTACAGTTTTAAGTAACTCTTCAGGTAATACGTCTAATATAAATTTTAATTCAGGTGGTACTAGTACACTAAGTGTGTTTTGTACAATGCCTGCAAGTAAGTCAGTTTATTTAGATTCAACAGGAACGCCGGTAGGAGCGGCAAGTAACGGATTTGCTGTTGCAATGGCAATAGCTTTATAGGAGAAAAAATATGGCACAAGATTTTACTAGATACGCAGTTGAAGCAACGAATAGTGCTACTACTGTGTTTACAGCAAATTCAAATGATGCAGTTATTGGAATCAGAATCGCCAACAAAGTTTCTTCAGCAATTGCAATAGATGTTTTTGTAAGTGTCGGTGGTTCTACAACAAGATTTATTTGCAAAGATTTAAGTATTCCACCAAACAGCGCAGTAGAGCTTGTTTCAGGTGGTGCTAAATTTGTAATGCAGAATACTGATATATTAAAAGTAGAATCAGATACTGCATCTAGTGCTGATGTATATGTTAGCGTTGTTGATTCAATTAGTGCATAGGAGGATAAATGGATAGTTTATATGATACAATATATATAGGTAATAAACCTGGATCAGAAAATATTTATACACATGCTCAAGTTATAGATCAAAAAGGCATGGTTATTGAGTCTGCAGTATTAGCAGGTCCTGTTACCTTTACACAAACAATAACAGTAACAGGGACATTGGTAATAATATAATGAGTAAGATAGAAGTAAATACAGTCGAACCACAATGCGGAACTACCTTAACACTAGGTGGGTCTGGTGATACAGTAACTTTAGGAAGTGGTGCTAGTCAATCTGGTTTCGGTAGAACAGGAACAGTAGACTGGCAAACATCAATTAAAACAGCAACATTTACTGCTGTATCAGGAGAAGGATATTTCTGTAATACTTCTGGTGGAGCATTCACAGTTAATTTACCAAGTTCACCTTCAGTTGGTGATATTGTAGCCGTTAAAGATTATGCAGGAACTTTTGATACTAACAATTTAACATTAGGTAGAGGTGGCTCTAATATTGAAGGACAAGCTGCTGACAAAGTTTTAGTGACAGAATCTCTTTCAATTACATTTGTTTATGCTGATGCAACAAAAGGTTGGTTAGCTGTTAATGATATGACCACAGAACAACTTCCAAAATTTGTTGCAGCAACAGGAGGAACGATAACTACTGTTTGCACAAATTTCAAAGTTCATACTTTTACAGGCCCTGGAACTTTTACTGTTACTTGTGCAGGAAACTCAGGAGGTTCAAACACAGTAGATTATATGGTGGTTGCTGGTGGTGGAAGTGGAGGTTCTGGATCAGGAAATGGTGGAGGCGGCGGTGGAGCAGGTGGATATAGAGAATCAAGTGGAAGTGCGTCTGGTTGTTATTCTATTGGTTTACCAGCTAATAGTTGTGTATCAGGTTTAACAGTTACAGCGACAGATTTTCCAATAACAGTTGGTGGAGGTGGTGCTGCAATCCCTAATTCAGGAAATGGTTCTAGTACTTGCGGTAATAGAGGTTCTAATTCAAGTTTTTCAACAATAACATCTACTGGTGGTGGAGGCGGAGGAAACGCTGCTGATTCAATTACTAATGGACCTGGTGGATCTGGTGGTGGTGCAGCAGGCGGAGGTCAATGTAGAGCAGCTGGGGCAGGAAATACTCCACCCGTTAGTCCTTCTCAAGGTAATCCAGGAGGATCAATTTCACCTCCCCATAGTCCTGACATATCATCAACAGGTGGTGGTGGAGCATCAACAGCAGGTAAAAGTACTGGACCTGCAGTTTCTGATAGTAATCCACAACAATATGGAGCAAATGGTGGAATAGGTGTAACTACTTCTATAAATGGAACAGCAACAGGTTTTGCTGGAGGTGGTGGCGGTAGTTCTTATAGTCAGCCAGGAGCTGGTGAAGGAAATAATCACGATTGGCCAAATGGAAAAGCAGCTACCCCTGGAGTAGCGGTTTGTGCGACAGCAGCTTTTGGTGGTGGTAAAGGTGGTAATTGGAATAATCCATCTTCAGGTGCTGGAGGTGAAAATGGTGGCACTAATAAAGGTGCTGGCGGTGGTGGAACAGGTTATAATAATTCAGGAGCAGGTGGATCTGGTATAGTAATAATAAGGTATAAATTTCAATAATTATGACAAGTACAATTAAAGTAGATAACATACAAAAAGTTTCAGACGCTTCTAATATAATTAAGAAGTGTAGCGCAACAACAACGATCGGATCAGGATCTGGTAATACAGTTGTTGTCTGTGGTTCAACAGTTACAATTGGTAGATGTGGTGGAACTGTAGCTCTTGCATCAGGTGCATCACAAACAGGATTCGGGAGAACAGGAACTGTTGATTGGCAAACATCAAGTATTAAAACAGCAACTTTTACTGCAGTTAGTGGAGAGGGATATTTTTGTAATACGACAGGTGGTGATTTTACTTGTAACTTACCAGCAGGTGCTGCAGGAGCAATAGTTTCACTTGCAGATTATGCAGGAACTTGGCAAACAAACGCTTTAACAGTTTCACCAAATGGTTCTGAAAATATTGGTGGAGCAAACGCAAATGTAATTTTAAATACTGAAGGTCAATCAGTTACATTTGTGTATGTTGATGGAACACAAGGTTGGGTAAATGTTCAAGATTCAACAAGTAATGAAAGAGGTAATCCTAATTTAGTAGCTAGTGGTGGAACCATTACCACTTGTGGAGATTGTAAGATTCATACATTTACAGGACCAGGAACTTTTACAGTTTCTAATATTTCAAGCACTGCAGCAAACAATATAGTTTCATATGCAGTGGTTGCTGGTGGAGGCGGTGGAGCTTCAGATGCAAATTCTAATAATAGACAAGGTGGTGGTGGAGCTGGTGGATACAGAGAACTTAAAAATCCAGTTACTCCATATACTGCAAGTCCATTAGATGGTTATTGTACTCCAGCAAATAGAGTTACAGTTACAGCAACAGCTTATCCAATAACAGTTGGTGGTGGAGGAACAGGTCATCCTGGACCACAAGGTGATGGTACAAGAGGGTCTAATTCAATTTTTTCAACTATAATTGCAACTGCAGGCGGAGCAGGTAATATGGGAACTGCCGCACCAGAACCTTCTAATGGACCTGGTGGTTCAGGTGGTGGAGCTTCTGGTAATTCTCCAAGTGATCCCGTAACTGGAGGAAACGGAAATACCCCACCTACAACCCCACCTCAAGGTAATGATGGTGGCGATGGTGCACAACCTGACAAAGGTGGTGGAGGTGGTGGAGGAGCTGGTGCTGCTGGATCAAATGGAAGTCCTTCTTCTGCTAATGCTTCAGGTGGTGCTGGAACTCCAAGTGTTATTTCTGGTTCTGATACAACTTATTCAAGAGGTGGAGATAGTAGAGGTGGTGGAAATGGACCTGCCAATAGTGGTAGAGGTGGAGAGGGTGGTTGTGGTTCACCACAAATCGCTGCTGGTAATGGAGGGTCAGGAATAGTAATAATAAGGTATAAATACCAATAGGTAAATTATGAGTGAAGTAAAAGTAAATAAAATAAGTCCAAGAACAAATTGTGGTACAGTCCAGTTAGGAGATAGTGGTGACACTATTACAATTCCTGCTGGTGCAACAATCACGAACAATGGAACGCAGACAGGTTTTGGAAGAACAGGGACTGTTGATTGGGATACAACAGCAAAGACTGCAAGTTTTACAGCAGTATCTGGTAATGGTTATTTTGTAAATACAACATCAGGAGCAATTACAGTTACACTTCCTGCCTCACCAAGTGCAGGAGATATTGTTGGAATTAATGACTACGCAAGAACTTTTGCAACAAATAATTTAACAGTAGCTAGAAATGGATCTAATATTCAAGGAGTGGCTACAGATGCAACTATTTCAACTAATGGTCAATCAACTATGTTTGTATATGTTGATGGAACTAAAGGTTGGATACCAACAGAAGATCAAACAACTACAAATTATGGAGAGTTATATATAACAGCGACAGGTGGAACAGTTACAACTTCAGGAGACTACAAAATTCATACATTTACAAGTCCAGGAAGTTTTTGCGTATCTTGTGGTGGTAATTCAGCAGGGTCAAATACGGTAGATTATTTAGTTATAGCTGGTGGGGGTGGAGCAGCTATGAGATCAGGGGGTGGAGGCGGAGCTGGAGGATATAGATTTTCAGATGGAACAGCATCAGGATGTTATTCTGCTGGACCAAGTCCTTTAGGTGCATCTGCATTACCAGTTTCAGTACAATGTTATCCAGTTACAGTTGGCGCAGGCGGTGCCGGAGTTCCTGCACCAGCGGGCACTAATACTAATGCAACTAATGGAGCTAATTCTATATTTTCAACAATTACATCCCAAGGTGGTGGAGGTTCAGTGGGTCACGCTGCTAGTCCACCTAGTTGTGTTGGTTCCATATCTAATGGAGCAGGTGGTTCAGGTTCTGGTGGTTCAGCAGGTAACTGTGCAAATTCACTTTTAGCAAGAAATGGTAACACACCTCCTGTTAGTCCACCACAAGGTAATAATGGAGGAGCAGGTAAACAAAGTCCAGGAGCACAAATTTACACCGCTGGTGGCGGTGGTGGAGCCGGAGCAGTTGGAGTTGACGGTAAATGTAGTTCACCATTAGAAGGCGGTATATCTGCAGGTGGAGCAGGTCTAACATCTTGTATTACAGGTTCACCAGTCACAAGAGGTGGTGGTGGAGGTGGTGGTACCTACACTAATACTGGTTCAACATACGCAACAAGTTCTGGAGCAGGTGGTGCAGGCGGAGGTGGAAATGCAGGTCAATACAATAACGCCCCACTTAATCCTGGAGCAGGAAATAATGGTACTGCTAATACAGGTGGTGGTGGAGGTGGTTCTATTGAAGGACCTCCAGGTAATCCCGTAACAGATTGGGATGGAGGATCAGGCGGTAGCGGAATTGTAATTATTAGATACAAATATCAATAATAATTATGTATTTACTAAAATTTAAAATTAATATATAAGGAGAAATATTATGGCACATTTTGCAAAACTAGGAGCAAACGGAAAAGTTATTCAAGTATTGACTTTGAATAATTCTGATATGCTTAATGCTGATGGTGTAGAGGATGAATCAGTAGGTCAACAATATTTAGAAACACACAATAATTGGCCTGCACAAATGTGGATTCAAACTTCTTACAACACATCTGCAAACTCACATAAAAATGGTGGAACACCTTTTAGAGGTAATTATGCAGGTATAGGTTATGAATGGGATGAAGATAATGAAATCTTTTGGCCTAAAAAACCTCACGCATCGTGGGTGAAAAATACTACAACCGCAAGTTGGGATTCACCACTTGGTGCAGCTCCTGCTTTAACTACAGAACAAGAAAATCAAAATACAGCAGGAACTCACAGATGGCACTATGTTTGGAATGAATCTGCGTATCAAGCTGACAATACAGCTGGTTGGGACTTGACAGATCAGTTAGCATAAATTATATCTGGTGGTGGTATGCAAAAGAAAGTATTAACAGAGCAAGCTTTATATTACGGCGATGTGGCAATGCCCAAAGATTGGGACATTGACCGAGATAAATTATCAGGCGACATTTTACAATCACAAATTCAAAACAAAGAATTTCCATTCTCAAGAACTTGGGATATGTTGAATACTTATATGCGAGATCACATTGGTCTTGAATATGGTATTGGTTTAGTTAACAAAGAAACGTGGGGCAACATCTATAAACCTGCGGAAACTACAATTCCATTATTAAATATAGATCCAGTAGATCTTCGGAACTCTCCAGACTTTACATTATTGTATGGTGTTAAAGTTAAAGATTGTAATGTTCGAATACATTTTGAAGATAACAGACGTAAAGGGAGATCTTGGGATATACCACTTAAAAACAATATGTTTATTATGTTTCCATCAACTAATATGTATTACTTAACCAATAATCAAAAGGATAGTTTAAATTTCGTACAAACTATAACGTATGAATATATCTAATTATTATTGGTATTTTAGTGGTGTTCTTACACCTAGATTCTGTGATGAAGTAATACAATATGCTAATGCACAAAAAGAAACAATGGCTATTACAGGTGGGTATGGAAGAGATAGAGATTTAAATAAAAATCCATTGAACAAGCAAGAAGTATTAGATTTAAAAAGAAAAAGAAACTCTGATTTAGTATGGCTCAATGATACTTGGATATATAAA